AAACTGTCGCACGAAAAGAAGTCTCACTTTCACATGCTCAGTCGAGTGCGAACGGCTCGCCATCAGGTTGAGGCGTGGTTAAAGTCTCAAAGGGTCGAAGTCGTCAGCGACAGGAAAAAGAATTTTCGCAAGTTCCTAGAGATGCTTGGAGTCTACCGCCACGGATTGAGCATAAATAAGCAAATTGAAGCGATGTATCTTGACATCGAAAACGACCTGATCACCAAGCCGGAAGCGGGTTTTTATCTGTCAATGGATTGGATTTCCCTTAGGTATCAGGTCATCGAGAAGTACGGAAAAGTCTGCATGCGATGCAATTCAACATGCTGCATAGCTGTCGATCACATAAAACCAAGAAGCCTATTTCCTGAGCTATCTTTAGATTTCGATAATATGCAAGTACTGTGTCGGTCATGCAATAGCAAGAAGTCGAATCGTGATACGACCGACTACCGGATAAAGGGAGTTGGTATCAACGGAATCTCCGAACAAGCAAATATTAAGTGTCTTGTGTTGCGCTTGAGTGTTTAAGGATTACTTAATAACTCATCATCGAAAGCAGGAAAACATGATTAAGCGATTTACTGTCGCATCCGACGAAATAGCATTGCGATGCATTCGCTTGGTTCGCGAACTCAAGAACAGCTGCAATTCCCGCAAAATCGGCAAGCATCGTCGCGGATCGATCCAACTCGTTGGCTCCGAGTTCGATCGACGCAAAAACGATTGGCACGTAGTACTAACATTCGCTCGCAGGTCGCCGTATAAAACGGTTGGCGGATATCGCTTCCAATCTTGCGCCTTCAGCGACTTTCGAAAGTTGCTGCGATTGCTGTCTACTGCCCCCAAATCATCCCCCGCCTCAACTCCTGCGGTAACATCCTCAAATTAACCCGCTCTGGATCGTTGCATGTCGTCGTCTCGCGATACATAGCCGAGCGCACGATATAATCCCGCCCACTGCGTTTGACTCGCACAGCGTAGCCCTGAGCGTCTTTGGCGGGTGGCTGGCAAGGCTGATCGACAATCACCCACCCCATTGCGTGATAACGTCTGTAATCTGGTGACCACTCCCAGAAAATTATCTGGTCGAAAAACTGGCATCCGTCAGAGGATTGGTAATGGTTCAGTTCGATCAGGTCTACGGTTTGAGTTGGGGTGGAAAGTGGTAGAAACAGAATTAGCCAAACCATTGTGATCATCCTTGCATCCAGATCCCGTAGCACTCCGCAAGACTAATTCTCGGCTTACCAAGTCGCTCGCTAACCGCGTCATGCACCAGCCAAGTCCATTGAAAAAATGCTTCGGCGGATGTGTAATTTGGCGGATACTTGGCGGTTTCTGTTTTCCAGTTTTCGGCACAACCGCAGCCAGTTTTTTTCAGTCCGCGTTTCCAAATTCGATACCACTTTTTAGCCGCAGCTTCGTTCCAATCGTCCCAGTGCTTGACCGCGTAGTAATGCAGCGGCATCCAGCGGTTGTATGTGGCTCCGAGTTTCGGTTCGGCTAGTTGCGTTCGTTGCCCTGGACCTGTGCCGCCTTCCCATGCATCAAAGTATGTTTGATCCTGCTTACACAACCGATGCCAAGCGGGATTCTTCTTGACCTTGTGCCGATTGCAAAACCCGGCTAGCTCACACTTACAGAGAGTCATTAGCAACACTCAACAGCCGTTGCCGTCCATTGTGGAGTATGCGAATCTGGCGCAACTATTTGCTCAGCCCATCCGCACATGCCAAATTTTGCTGGATCAAAGATCGCTTTCGATAAATCGACCACCTCGACCCGCTCCCCAGTGGGATTACCGGCATCGTCAATCACGTCGCAAAATACCTTAATTTCTGCAACCCTAAATCGAATTGTCATGTTATCTCCTTCTTAATGAGGTCATTTTTCGCCTAGCAGTTTTGCTGGCGAGTAGGTCACATGCTTATCAATCGGATTGCCACACGCTGGACAATTCGGCTTTTGGCCTAGAGCAATCCAGCCTATAAAAGCAACGGCCAACGCCAATAGGACACGAGACATCGCCTCAAATGCCAGGGTGAAAAACTCAGTAGTCATAATCTGTCAGCCTCTTGGTGATCCAGATATAAAATAGCGACTGGTCAGATCCACTCGTCCCGCATGGATTACCACCGCAGCAGACCGTTGTACCGCAACCCGAAACACTGCCAAGACTATATGGCCCAAACCTAAGCGAAAGTGGGCGGCAAGTCGAAACATCAGCATCGGCATTGAGAGCACCAAGCGGCCCCAGTGGACTATCCGTCACGTTCAGCGAACCCTTTAGTTCGTCGCTGCAGGTGAACTCTAATGTAAACTGACCTGACGCATCTGGGCAATTGAAAGTAGCAAGTTGCGACCAACCAGCCCCGAATTTAATGGGGCTCACGTTATCTAAATCGATGGTTAATCCGTCCAAATCCGGACATTCGTTAACCTCCTGAAACGTAGCGACTAACGCATCTGGCACGCACCAACCGTCGCAAGTGCAGTCGCATGACTGGCAATCCACGCTTTCGGCTGTCGTTGCAAAAGCGGCGTAATCGTCGAATGCAGCCCCGTTTGAATTTCCCGCAGCTAGCCCGCCATATTTGTGCGTGCTCGCTGGCTTAGGCTCAACGCAGACCGTTATTCGACTGCTTAAATCCGACATGCACAATTGATTTTTGGCGGTCATGCTCGCGTTGATTTGCGAGCCTTCGATTAGCGGCGAATCTGGTCCGAGCGTTTCGAATACGCCTGATTCATCACCAAGCGAAAAGTACATATTGCTTGCGTCAACGTAATGCCATTCGGCGAAGTAGTATTCCGTCCCGGTGGCATTCATTTGCAGGAGTATTCGGTACTTCGTATCGTCCGCAAGATTCTCAATCTTGGCGGAAATGTACATCGAGTTGGAGCCGTATGGATTAACAGCCACATTGCGAATTACGCCAGCCGTTGGAACAGTAAGTTTGTTCGACGCTATCGCCCAGTCGCCAGATTCTTCATCCCAATCCGAACCGACGCTAGTTGAATCGGCGCGGTTGAAATCGTCGGATGCTATGTCGCATCCTACATTGCAGCAGCATTTACGCGGAGCCATTTATGCACACTCATCCGCATAAGTACCGGAATTAGGAGCACAGCATCTGTCTGTCGCGGCCCAGTGGCAAGGCGTGACAGTCTCGCAATCAGCCTCCGCGTCGAGCGACCAAAATACCATTTCCGTGGCCCAACCGGTGTATCCAGCCATAGACTCCACATCGAAGATACAGCCTGAGTGATCGACAACATTGACCGTTGTACCAATCAGGCTTGAGCGACTGCATGGAGCGCCTTTGATAACAACCGATGCGATAACCAGTCCGTCATAAGGTCCGCTTGTGGCTGTTGAGAGGGAGGTGATTGTGTATTCGATCGTCCCGCCGCCACCAGTCGGCAAGTAGAACGCTCGCATAACATCGGTTGCAATGTCGTCTTCACCAACAGCCGAAAACATCGACCCGCCTGGAATGACAGCCCATTCGCCAATGTCTGGTTGCCAACTATCGCCGCAAGTAACCGCCGAACCATCCGTCAGCATTCGAACAAACGGCCCATCGTGAGCAAGCCCGTAACCACCTGATTCAACTGGAGCAATCCCATTGAATAAATAGCCGCCAGCGTCGCCGGAGTCATCGACTGGCTTGTCTATCTTGACGTAATTCTGACCGCCGTATTCGACTGTTCCAGTGCACTGCATGCAGGCAAATGGCGGCACTTCTTCACCGCTATCGTTGCGAAAATAGATCGGTGCCTCTGGCGGAATGAATTGCGAACCTCGCCCCGGTCGATCAATAACAAACCCGCTTGCCTTGAGGTACTTAACAACGTCAAGGACAATCCGCATGTTGTCAGGTGTGGTTACGCCAACCTTTGTCACGCTATGGTTTCGCAGTTAGGCTCGCGATAGATCGGAAATCAAGTAGTGCTGCTGTCGTTGCGAATCCGAGCGACGTAGGAAAGTCTCCAGTCGTCAGGTCGCCGATCGCGCAGATGCCGCCAGCATTTGTGCTAACGTAGTATTCAAGGCCCACTGTCAGCGTCGCGCCAAGATTGACAAGAGAAACGCCCGGCGTAGTTGCTGGAACGGCAATGATAAAATTGCCGTTCGTCGCTGCTGGTGTTAGTGCTATCCCGTCGCATACCGAAGCCGCTGCGGTATCAGCATCTGACTTGTAGTACTTTGAATCTACCGTCGATTTGTAAACCGGCATGCCTTGTGTGATTGCTTCGCCTGCTTGGACACCGCTTGGCCCTTTAGTTGGCGTCGTGCTTGCTCCAGTTGTTACGTTAGCTGCCGTCTGGCTTATGTCTGCCATGTTAAACTAGCCCCAGTGCATTGAAAGGGAGTGAACCTAAGGTCTGTATGAGCAACCAGTGAGCTACTGTTCCGCCAATAGACGCATCGCTGCGCGGTATTTCTGTTCCGTCGGCGTTTAGCAATACCGGCTTGGTTGCTGGTGCTTTTCCTGTTTCGTCCCACGCCGGTCGAGTTGGTCCGCCTGCAACGTCGCGCACGTAAATGCCTTCGTGACGAACACGCTTGTACCATGCTTTATCGGCAGTCGTTCGAAATGGCTCGCGGAACTGAATAACTGCCCGAACTTTCCAGTACTTCAGCGTCCCGTTAATGTACACAGCGTCAGCAACATCATCGACTAATCTAGCTGTTCCAGGTGGCCATCCAAGAAACGTATCTGAATTAGTTGCCCTGCGATACGCTCGCACAGCGTAGCGGTTTACATCCAGATAGTTGCGAGTGATCGTAACAATGTCGTCTGTCAGCCGCTCCGTTAGTCCCTCTATCGACTCACCGTTTGCTGTTACGATCGCCTTGCCATTCCAATCTTCGTCGATGGCTTCGTCAGTCGTTACTCCGCCCCACGAAATCGAATAGCCGTTATCAATCGGACTGCCGCTGTTGCTGTCGCGTTTGATTTCGCCAAAGTATTCAATCTGAACAATCGCGAGAATCGGAGAAACCCGCTGCGGATTCACATCAACAACCTGCACCGCAAAAGTGCCTGGATACAAATCGCCAAGCAGTGGTAAGCCTGCCGAACTGTAGATAACTTCTAAGCGATCATCCGCCGCAATCGTGACCGTGTAAGCCTCAGTAATTGACAGCGTGCCATTGAGTCCATCAGGGCTATTCGCCTTTTGGTTGTCTCTCGACCACATTTTTAGCGCTGGACCTGCTGCCATTACGTTACCACCACTAATTCGGTTTGCGTTTTGGCAGAGGGGCTAGTGCTAAGTGGCAAGCGATCCTTGAGCACCTTTGCGGTTTCTTCGGTGTGCTTGGCTATCTTATCGATGCCCTTTTCGGCTGGTCCGCGAGTGAGTAGGCGAGATTCAGTGGCTTGCGTGCCTGGCTGAACATTCGCAAAAGCCTTGGCAATCCGTTCGTCCTCGCGCTTCTTCTCTGTTGCGATTCGCTCAGCGTCGCGGATAGCTTGGTCAGCATCTTTTTTGCGTTGTGCTTCCGCCTCTTTCTCGGCAGCTTGATTGGCTTCAATCTGCTGCTTTTCGCGCAGTAGTTGCTCGATTCTTGCCTGTATCGCGGGGTCGCCATTGGCCCGCTGCTTGGCTTCAATGCCTGCCTTTTCCAAGTCGTCTTTTGCTCGCAGTAGCTCGAGTTCTTTTTCGAGTGCGGCTAAGTTGCTTTCAGCCTGCTTTTGCAGTGCGTTCTTTTCGCGTATTTGCTCAAGCTCTCTTGCACCGCTACTTAGCTTCTTTTCAATCTTGGCTTGCTCAGCTTCGATGGTTGCGATGATCTTTTCGGCGGCTGCAACTTCCGCAGCATTGGATGCTTTTACTTCTTCGTGTTGCCCGAGCCACGATTGAGCCCATGTTACCTCCGCCGCCTGACGCTCTTTGATCTGCGCAACGATTCTTGCTTGCTGTTCAGCTTCTCGCGACAGTGCCGTATAGCGTGCCCTGAATGCCTTGTCCTGCTCGGCGGGATCTTGGATTAGTTCAATCTTCTCCGTTTCAATACTCAGTTTCGTTGATGCAATGCGAGCGGCCAAATCACCCGCTTTCGTTAGCTCGACATTGGCCTCTTGCAGCATTGCTTTGAATTTTTCGGTTTCGAATACCCAGTTTCCAATTTCGGTGCCGATCTTGAATCCAGCAACAGCCGCGATGCCAGCTAGACCGATCTTTACGCCTGCACCAGCAGACGCAAGTCCGTTTAGCTTGTCGGTTACCTGAGCGACTTCTGACGAGTATGCACCGAGCCCAGTTGCACCAAGCGACTTAGCGAGCGTGCCGAATAGGTCAATGCTCGCCTTGCCAGATCTGGCATTAGTTTGAATCCGCTTTAACTGTTGCTCTGCATTGGCTGCAGTTTTGTTGATAACTGCCGTGGCGGTATCCTGTGCCCCAATTACGATATTGATGTCAGCCGCCACAGTTACCCCCTTTCCATTCGCTCTGCGTCAATCTTGTTTTGCTCGTTAGTCATTGCCGCCCACAGGTCAAGAAACCAAGCCGATTGATCTAGCAGACCGCCAGCCATCGGCAAGAATCCTTTATCCGCCTGCATCGCCATATTGACCGCTGTAGTCAACTCTCTGGTGTATTTCCTCGCGCATTCAGTCAGCTTGGCCTGTCCGTCGTCGCACTCTCCGCACCCGTAGCCGTCGCAACATGGGCACTCAAACTGTGCGTAATCACTCTCGCTTATTCGGTCGAGACATTCGCCGCGGCATCGCTTGCAGATCTGTCCGTTTCTAACTGCTGCGGCAACACGAACTTTTTTCTCTCTTCAGTGCTTAGCACCGCTCCGATAATCGCACCCGAAATCAACTCCCAACATTCCGATTCTGTGAGTATTGCCGTTACGTCTTCCCGCTGTTCGAACATCGCTAGCCGCAGCATCGCTAATCGCAACTCTCGCTTTTTAAGCCTATCCTCTGCGGCAATGTACTGCTCACGCAAACCGTTGATCGTGTCGCTATCGTCCGCACTCAACACTCGCAGCATAAATTGTGGTTCAGTGACTTCGCCGCGATCCTCTTTGAGAACGTACGGAAAGCCGGAGCCTGCTCGTAACTTCGATGCCATAAAATCAGTTCACTAAAGCGGTAAAGGTAATGCTCAACTCTTGGTCGTGAGTTGCCCCGTTTTTGTTGCATTGAAATTCAATTTCGTCCGTCACCAGTCCGTTTCGGTCGCCTTCCTGTAGGTTCATGATCTGAGCTTTTGGAGCGTCGAAGCTAAGTACCGCATCGGAGGTTGATCCGTCTGGACCTTTGCAGTCGAGTTCCAATGCGTACTCAGTCGATGCAAGCCATGCACCCCACCGATCCTGAGCGGCAACGGTTGTAGCTTCGGGGTTGACGTTTATCTTTGGTTGACGATTCGTGATGAACGCGGAGATAAAACCGGCTTCGGTTGTCGGGCACTCGCGCATGATTACCGTGTTGCCAGCGTCGATTACTGCGGACTCAACGCAGAGATTTACATCGTTCCACTCAGCAAGCCCGCCAGCGTAACGCAATGCGGAATCGGTCGGGTAGGTCGGAGCGATAATCGCAACGTCTGTAGGTGCTTGCCATACGCCTGAGAATGTCCAGTCAATGTATCCGAGCCGCCCGGTCGGAAGCGTTACCTTAAACGTGCCCATCGCACCGGCTATCGATTTGAATAGCCCATCCTCATAAAGCCCGATTGTCAGCGTCTTGACGTTACTGCCTGGTGCCTCAGTTCGCGGCGTGTAGACTTGACCCGATTTGACCCATCCACAAGCCGGAAAGAACGTCTCAGCCCATAGCGGTTCCGTTGCGGTTCCGTCCCATTCCAGGTTTGTTCTGAACGTGCATGTACCAGTCCGGCCCGATGGAATGCTCGACAAGTATCCAAATCCGCCTTGACCCTCACGCTGTTCCATCTGCGTCGTGTTTTGGATCATCGCGTTGTAGATGTTCATAGCGGCATCGGCAGTACCCAAGGCTATTGGCGTGCCGATGGTCGCTTCAATCTTTGCGGCTAATACTCTCTTGCGTTTTAAAAACGGCATCGCGCATGCTCAATCCCCTGTAGCGTGCGTGAATAAAACTCGACTGGCTTCGTTGCAACTCCACCAGCCGAGGGCTACAGGTAGCGTTTAAATCGATCGTGATTTCATCAAATTGCCCCTGATTGCTTTAGCGTTAAAAATCGGATTCGTTCGTTGAGTTGTTTGGTCAACTCGTCTTTTGTCTCTTGCTTCACATCGTCTAGTGCGAAGTCTTTGAATATCTCAGCGGCAGCCGGGCCGCTCAGGCTTTGCAGCGGCCCGCGTTGCTTACCAACCCTGCGAATCACTCGGCCCTTGTATCTTGCGACCTTGAACGCACCTGCATCCACCTGTGCCGCGCCTGCTCGAAACACTTTTGTCGTTACGCCCGTTTTCGTTTCGCGTGCCTTGTAAAACTTCAAATTGATTCGCTTAGTTCCCTTGACTGTCACGGTTGCCGATATGTGTTCTGGCGTCGCTTGCGTCGGAACGCTCAGTAGTTTCTTGATGTTCTTTTGTGGAAGTGTGATTACCTTGCCGATCTTCTTGGCTATCAGCGACTTGGTTTTCTTCGCTGTCTTATTGACCACAATTGCCATTTCGCGGCTTAATTTTTTGGTTGTGCCTTCGAGCGTTGCTTTGAGCCTGGCGACGCCCCGTACGTCGATGTCGATCATGCTCGCACCGTGTATGGGTCGGTTTCCGAAACTCGATAGACCACAATTACTGGCACCGTTACCCCGTTCATTTCTCCATCGCTCGGCGGGAATGGTTCGTTCGCTCCAAACCGCGTATCAATTGCATTGCTATTCATCGTGTACCACATCGAACCGTCGGCAGTTATCGCCTTGACGACTGCTGCTACCATCTCGTTTTCGTTGGTTGCATGTGCCGATGTGCTTGTCTCAGCATCCTTGCAAACACACTCAAGGTTGAATGTAATTTGATAGGCCAATGCTGGTGGATTGCCCGGACAATCAAGCTCCGGGACGCGCTCGGAACTGCCCTGAATCACACCAATCCCCAAGTGCTTTCGCTGCCAGTTTTCTCCATTGCGTGTAGGTCGCTTGACTTCGGTGACCGTGAACGCATAACCGCCAATCGTCGTGATGTCTTCAAGACGATCCACGATTTCTAGTGCGATTAACTCTGGTACAGCCGTTGGCATTTATCACCGCACCATAAAGCGGACTACGCCGTTTGCGTCGTCAATGAATCTCGAAATACGCCTCCGCTCAGCAGTCCCGCCAGCTTTTAGCGGGACGCTTATGTCGTCTTGTCCGTCGTCGATTTCACTTGCTGCTATGCCTTCAGTCAGGCTATCCAGTACGCGAATAATCAACGCTTGAGCAACATCGCCGTTACCGCTTGGCACTTCTACATTACGCTCGACGATTCCATCGATAGGCCGACCACTAACACCACCATCTGCATAGTAGGTAAGCGGTTCGCCCATCTCGCGGAGTAGCAACCTAAAGCTATTCCGCTGAAATCGTGTTGCGTGTAAAGTCGCCATCGCTAGATCGTTGTCACATTACTAATCAAGTGGCCAGCCTGTGGATACAGAACCGTTTCGCCTACTTGATGTCGCACGCGAACCACATCACCGCGAACCGTCTCGTCGCGGTATGTTTCGACTGTGCCACCGATTCGCGAGCCGTCCTGGCTCCAGTGGAACGTCCGACCGATGCAAGGGTCACGCATATCCACGGAGTTCGAAACCTTCGCGACCATCGCGTATTCGCTCGACCAAATCTGCGTTGGCGTTGCTGTCTGCCCTTCCTTAGCCGAGTTACGACTCGCACCGGCAACCAGGATGTAAGGCAGGTCAAACACGGCAGCGAGCATGGCGGTCGTAACGTCAGCAGCCTTTGCAGGTTGACCAGCACCAGAAGCTTCGATGCGAGCGATAACGTCAGGGTGCTTGCGTAGGTTATTGAACACCTTGCGATTGATAATCAACGCATTCGGCCAAAGGCCTGAACCATCGTAGACTTTGTTGCGTGCGTTCTCGATGTCCACGAGTGGCTCGGAGTTGGTCTCGTCGTCCCATTCGTTAGTCGGAGCAGTCGTCAGTGCGGAACCAGTCCATGTAGTTGCGTTAAACACGGCATCGGCTACACGCTTTTCAGCGTTACGCAGAACAGCGGAAAACGCTCGCAAAGTGCTGACAGCTTCGATGTCGAAATACTCGACGTAGTTGGCGACGTCGTTATCGTCGATTGGCTCCTCGGCACCATGCTCTGCGGTAACGTAGGTCGCTGGTGCGAACGTCCATTTACCTCGCGAGTAACCAGATCCGGCCGCTCGCAGCGTGTTACGCTCTTGCAGCAATTGCTCAAGCGAAATCTTTCCGAAGTTACCGGCAGCACTTGCTACGTCGATAACCGGAAAAACCTGTGTTGCGATGAATCCGGCCTCGTCCATCGCAAGGTCAAATTCGAAAAACGATTCCAAGTCAGGGCGGCGTGTTGCCAGCGAACTTGAAGGGGAAGGCATTGCATACTCTCATTTCCCCGATGCAACGCTTTGAACAAATAGTAAAAGACCCCCGGCTTTGGTGGCCACCTCCACCGGGAATCGCATCGGGTCGCTTAATCAGGCACAACTGCAGTAACAACTGCACCTATGGCAGTGTAGCCGTGAGCCATCCATCCGATCGTGTTATCGATCTTGATGAACTTGTGAATCTGAGTGTTGGTGAACAGATACTCTTTCGTTCCGTCGCAATCTTCGGAGTTGATTTCCTCACCGCTTGCGGCTGGTGTTCGCACTTCGAAGTTACCTTGAGCTTGACCAACGACGGTGATCGTGAAGCCATTCTCAACGCTCGCGAGTGCTGGCAGGACGATCCAGTCGTTTGCGTCGGTTGTGTAGGCATCTACGTAGGCAGCATTGGTTCCAGGTAGAATCGTACTACCTGCACCACTGTCTGCTGCCGCGATCAGCGTCTGCGATGTGAACGCTTGCCCAACATCAGCATGGCGAAGAACTTCTATAACATCGTTATTGGCAGTGGCCGCTTCGAGAGCGGTGCCGATAACAACCGAACCGCTTGAAGCGATCTTGCCGCTTGCCGCCGCGTAGACGGTGACTCCAGCAGTGATTGCAGCACTGGCAACCATCTTGCATGTTCCGGCAGCGGTGCGTAAACGAATCACGCATGTTCCTGCAGCGGTGCATGGTTCTTCCATCGTTCCGAGTTCGACATCGGTGGCACCAGCAACAGCAAGGGCTCCGGTTGTCTTGACTCGCAAGTGCTGACCAATAGCCGCCGCTGCTACATCGGTTTTTGTCGGCGTTTCAACATACTGAGACATATTTTTGGCTCCTAAGCCTGAATGAATTTTGTTTGTGAATCGACGCTTAGCGAGTTGCTTTGACTTCGGCCAGCATTTGCTCACGCAGGCCAGGGTTCTTTTTGTTGGCCATTATTGCGGCCTTCATCTTGCTGCCAGCTTGTGGTAGGCAAGCTGTTACCGCTGCGTCCCATTTGGCAGTTGCGTTGACCGAGTGCGATCCAGCTTTTGCGCGTGCAACTGGCTTGGCTCCACTGCTTGCGGTTGCTTTGGCTGGTGGTTCTTCGGTTTCAGTTTCTTCTTCCGGCATGACTTCGACCTCGACGCCTTCGGCTTTTGCCTTCAGTGCGGTCATTTCTTCGGTCATTGCCGTTAGCTTGGCTTGCAACTCTTGGTTCTCAGTCATCAATTCTTCGGCAGCAGCAGCCGCTACGGACGCCATCGGCTTGTTAGCTTCGAGCATTCGCAGAACAAACTCTGCTTTCGCCTTTGGATACGCCGCTTTGATTTCTTGAATCGTGGCAGCGACCGGCTTTTGCGTGTCTGACATTGGTTTTTCCTTTGTCGGTTCGCGGGTTTCGCCACCGGAGCCAGCGCCAAACAGCGCTGCGTACACTCTCTGCGGCATCTTTTCGTGCTTTGCTTGCGGACTCATCCGCGTTTGTACTTTTGTCGGATTGATGCGGTTCACAAAGCCCATCGCAAGAGCTTCGGAAGCGTTCATAAATGTTTCTTCCTGCATCAATCCGCGAGCTTCATCCTCGGATAGCCCAGTCTTTTTTGAGTAGGCGGAGACCATCGATTGATCGAGCTTGGCAAGTAGTTCGGATGTTTTTTGCAGGTCGCTCGACGTGCCTTCGGTGTAACTGCTCGGTTCATGAATCATCACATAGCCGTTTTCAGCGATCTCTATTTCGTCGAAAGCCATTGCGATGTAGGACGCAATCGAAAACGCAGTCGATTCAACAATGGCTTTCTTCGGTCCAGGGTAGGACGCAAAAGCTTCGTAAATCGAAAGACCATCAAAGACGCTTCCACCTTCGCTGTCGATGCGTACTGTCAGTGGTTCGGTTGGATCCATTTGCGCAAGCATCGTCTTGACTTGCTGTGATGTAATTCCGCTACCATCCTCAGTGCGACCGATCACGCCGAACAGGTTAATTTCGTTGGGCATCTAAAGCCTCCTGGTCTTGCTCTTGAATCGCCAGCGACTTCGGATCTTGCATGGTCATCTGCACGCCCATTGGCATTGGCAGATTGATTAGCTCGCGCCACTGAACCGGCTGGCCATCATCAAAGCGAGTGTTGATTTGCTTGGCTTGCTGCTTGGCTGCACTGATTGCATAAGCCATATCAGCAACAATCTCGTCCGCTACTTCTTCCCATTCCGCCCCGCGCTCTGCATGTAGTCGGCGCGGACTCGTCAGTCCGTTTTGCAGTCGGAGTTGATCTCCTTGTGCGTCGCCAACTGGGTCGATGTAAGACCATCTCGGAGCGTTCCATTTGTGGCGATAGATTTCGTTTCCGAGACGGCCATAGGCAGAACGCAATGCGGAATCCTCAGCAATCCACTGGCTAACTTTCCACTCATAGACCGGCTTGTGCAGTCGGTTCGTTAGGTTGCGTTGATTGGCTCGAAAGCCTTTGCGAGCTTCATCAACCGCACCACGCCAGCCGCTAAAGTTCGTTTCGCTTCCATCCATCAGAACCAAGCACAATGGTAAGCCGAGGTTGACGCCGATCATTTGCAGCATCAACTTGACGTGCGAAAAGTATTCAGCGTTCGGAACATTCGGAGAAAACCCTTGCAGCTTTTCGCCCGGCGCTCCGGTGATTTCCATGCCAGGAGCGATATTGTCGATGTAGCGAGTTCCCGCGGCCGATACTTCCGAGGACTGACCGCCGTAGTCAGTGTTCTTTCGCGGAAGTCCGCTGCCGTTCACAACGGCTTGCTCGCGGAAGATTGCAAAGCAGCTAACGACCTGCTGTTGAACTAGCTTCGCAAACTGAATATCTTCAAACATTCCAGCGAGTGCGAAGATTGGCGCGAGTGCAGTTACACCCCGCGTCTGATTCATTCGCTTCGAGTTGTAAACGTGGAACAGTTGCCGAATGCCGTCCGAGTTGCGAACGTCCAAAGCTACTTCAGTTTGCTTCTGCTCGCTCGGCGTGTCTGGGTCTTGAGTAATCCAATATTGTTCATGCCGTCCATGCTCGCCAACCGTCACGCCAAGAAACGTATTCGGAATCCGCGTATGTGTTTGAACTTCGTGGGCCTCGAAGAATTGCAACTGCCCTTCGTCGAGACCTGAGATAACGCAGTCGCCGTCGAGTTTTTCAGCCCGGCACGAATGAACTTCGTAATCGTGCCAAGTGTATTCGCCCGAAATGTCGCAAAGTTCAGGGTCGTTACTCCACTCAATCCAGTATTGGTAAAGTGCTTCGTTTACGCCCGCGTCACCCGTTTGTGGGTCTAAGCTAAATCCGTCTTGCACTTCGTTTGCAACTGCTCGATCAATCGTTTGCCCGACGATGGAATCATTGCGATCCATGTCGCGAGCTTTTTCGATGTCGGTGTAATAAGCATTTTCGTTGCGATAGTGGTAATCGGCTGAACCGCCTTGCGGAGCCAGACCAGTTCGCCGACGGATGAATCGATTCTCGCGGCTCATGTCGTAGTCGGCGCGAATCTTGCCGATAGTATCCATGAACGCACCGGATTTAATTTGCCGCTGGCCAACAATCATCATCGCGTGACCATTGGCAACTAGCGGTCGTCCGTATTGGTCGAGTAGGCTGCTCATCGGTGAAATCCTTGCCCAATGGAAAGGAACTTCACTGCCGAGTTATCAGCGGTCGCAGTTGCGTTAGCCGCGATGTAGGCTCTTGCTACTCGGATTTCCTCTTGAATGCTCGACGGTGTATAGCCCATCGAACTTCCCTGCTCAGCCGATGTCGAAGGCAATGCAAGCCAGCGACGTGCAGCAGTGATGAATGAACGCGCACGCGAAACCGAACCGACTTCCTCATAATCTGAGTAGTCATTCAGGTTATCCAGAATTTCGGTAAGAGTCGCTGCTGCCATATAGGCAAAGATAAGCGACTAACGCGGATTGGAATACACAAATAGGTGCATACGGAAAAGCGGATTATCCGCACGCTGTTTACGGCAACGCCTTTCGTATCGCATCATCAACCAACTCCAGCAACTTGAGAACCGCTTTTGGTGGTGTGCTGATTGCAACGCCGTTACGCAAAGTCGTCTGCATTACGTCGCAACCATCGAAGATTTGACGAACCACGCTTTGATACGCGCGATTCCTTTCTAGCTTCAGATCACATCGCGGCGGCTTTCTTCCACGAGGCGACTTACTGACCGGAATGGTAATCGTCACATAAATAATATCGTCGGGAATCTCTGCAACCGTTTCGACCGTTTCGATTACCGGTGGAATGACGACAATCTCCGGCTCTGGTGCCGACT